CCCGAATCAACATCGGCACCGGCGGTGAAGGGAATGACTCTGCCTTCCTGAATATAGTTCTTCGCCATGATCAAATCTCCTCAATGGACTTGATGCTTTGCCCAAGCATGGACAGCATGCAGTCCGCATTTGTGCATTTGTGGTACCTGGTCCGAAAACATCCGGACCAGGGCATTGTCTTTGTCGTCTGGAGCTGCTGGCCGCAGGCAGGACAGGAGGCTTTGAGCTTGGCCGTATAGGTCACTCCTGCCCGTGCCACCTCCAACAGCTCCACAACGAGCAGGAGTGTCCCTCGATTAAGCGCCACCATCATTCTTGTAGACGGCTCGCCAATCAACGGCCTTGGCACCACAATCGATCCGGACCTTGTATTCCACTCCGTCCACGTTGAAGCCTTCGCGGCTTTCCAGGTAAGGCGTCTGGTTCCCATTCAGGAAGAACACGGTAACGGTCTTCCCCTTGGGGCCTGCCAGGTACCAGGCGTTGGCGTCATCATCGTCCAGGCGGGGATCATAGACGCGGGTGAAGTAGTTCCCGGCGTAAGGGTTGGCCTGGCCCGGGGCTGCCTGTGTGCCCTCCAGGTTACTCAAGAAGAGCTGCTCGCAAGATCCTTCCAGGGCTACCGGGGCCAGGAAGAACTGGGGCCTGATGTTCAGGGAACGAAGGCCAAGGATATCCTTCTGCTTGCGCATGGCCGCGATGCCTGCGGAAAGGGTAGAGATAGAGACCGCGCCGCCTGTTCCGGCCAAATTGTCGTGGTCGTCATGGAAGAGGGCCTTGCCGTCGCCCATGGTCTCGTTGCCGGTCAGGACAACATAGGCCACGTCTCCAACTTTGCGCCCTGCAGCTTCGCCGTGGGCTTGGGGGATAGTGGTCAGGGCACCCAGATCGTCGTTGATGATCGCCTGGCGACTGATCGCAAACAGCTTGCCGTAGGTGGCAATCTGGAACTGCTCCTGGGCTTCGTCCCTGGTCCCGTGCTTGTACTCGCCCATTTCGGCCACTTCTTCCAGGTTGCTCATTTCCGAGGGTCTGACCACGGAGTGGACTTTGAAGTCGTTGGCGTTGCCCGTGGCGCACCACTGCATCCAGGTTTCACTGGAAGTTTCGTAGCCCATAAGCAAGGACTTGTTGGCGCTGGCTGCCAGGATCTTGGGGAAGTCGCTGGTTGTCAGGGCGCGGCCGATCATCTCGGGAAGGTTGCGCCCGATGCTGCGCTGTCCGGAACGGATCAGGCATTCCCGGGCCAATTCCCGAAGGGTCAGGGCGGCCAAATCGTTCTCGGTGGCCATGACCAGGCCGCCGCGCACCAGGATTGATTCTTGAGCTGCCGACCTGAACTTTTCACCTTCGGTCACGCCTGCCTCAACCTGAAAGCCGGGAGCTTGAGATCTGCTTTCCTTCATGTCCTTCAGGACCAGCGTCTGGAATTCCTGGACGCTCTGGCCGTTCTTCACGGCCGCCCGGGCCTTGTCCATGGTGTCGAACTCCTGACCAAGGGCCATGATCTCGTTTACCCGGGAGCGTTCCTGCTCCAAAATTTCATTCTTTTCCATGCGAGTCTCCAATGATCTTGCTTTGGCCTGGCTGTCCGCACCTATGGGCGTGATGGAAAGTTCCCTTAGGGTCCACTTGGTCGCGACCTTGACCGGGCCTTGAAAATTTCTTCCGTCAACGGCCGTGGACTGCCCTTCAGGGATCCAGACCGATTCCTCTACCGCGTAGCCAACTGAAAAGTCCGTGAGGTGGCCTTCCTGAACTTTGGTCATTGCGTCTTGCGCCCTGGGTACTGAAGAGAACTCCACGAGGCCAACGAGCTCCGATCCTTGCGCCGTAATTGCGGACACGCTACCCAAGACCGTTTCAACGCTGCTTCTGTCGTGGGAGTCCAGGAGAGGCGCTTGGTCCGGGTAGGTAGCTCCACTCATGAGCAGGACCTCATTCACCGCGCCAAGGTCCCAGTCATAAACCCGCACCGGGCTTTCCGTGGCCATGACCGCCTGGACCTGCCGGGCCTCGGAGTTTAGCGTTTCGGGGCCTGTAGCGAGGTGCATTTTTCTGGTTATTATCTTCATCCAAGCACCCTCATGGCGTGTACCCGATAAAAAGAGTCAATGCGGTTGGTGTCACTTACCCAGATTTCGCCTTCTTTTTTGGCCGGGAAACCCTCCCTCAGAATCCAGTCCATAATCGTGGCTTCGGAGCGGTACGCATAGGCACAAATTTCCTTCATGCCTGTGAGTTTTTGTCCTTTGTTTTTCATTCTTCTTCCTCGATGACGGCCGGGTTTCCGGCCAGTGCTGTTGAAACTTCGCCGCGTGAAAGCCCTCTCTCTGTGATCATGCTTTCCGCTTCCTTGATTTCGTCCAGCAGCTCTTCATAGTCCCGGCCTCTGGCCGCTGCTATTTCCTGCGGTGAACGAAGGAGGCTTTCCAGCTGGTCCACGTGGGCCTTTGTTTCCTTGAGGGGGTCTATCGATTCCATGCCCGTAGAAACCCATTTTGCCTGGCTGTAGCGGGTGGGATCGGCCCAATATCCGGACAGGCTCAAGCGGCCGGATAATACCGACTGCCGGAGAACTTCCCGAAAGATCGGGGTGCAGAGATGCCCGGTCATACGGCCATGGTGCACCTTTAGAATCTGTGTCAGATCGTTGCGACAAACGCGCATAGTCGAATAATTGATGCCGGAGTAATCGCCGGATAAGAGCTCGTAGGGGACTCCCGTGGTTACGGAGAGCATGCGAAGGACAAGGCGGACAAACGGGTCGAAGTTGTTGCCCGGTCGATTATGGGAAGCCAGGTTGATTTTCTCGCCAGGCCGAAGATATTCAAGCACTGCGTTTTCCAGATATTCGTTGCGCGGTGCAGCTCCTGGGGCCACTCCTCGCATGTCCTGGAATCCGGACAGGTCCGGGGATTCGATGAAGGCAAGATATTTAGCGGCCATTTTTGCGCCTTCGATCTCTGCTGCCAAATATTCGCCAAGCTCGCGGGCCGCCAAAACTCCAGGAGCAAAGGGACTGATGCCCCGAAGCTGACCTGGTCGCTGCATGACGTAACCATGGACCACATCCGCCGCCGCCACGCGCATAGGCCTTTTGCCGGTCTCAAACCAGTAGGCCAGGACCTCGCCTGTGTCAGGGTTGAATTCCACGCCCTGGTCAATTTCGTTGGTTCGGACAGCCGGGGTTCCAAGGGCGGTCAAGCGGTCCGCCTCGATGGCCTGAAGACAAAAAGGGATAAAGCGCTTGGTGTCCGGGGATTGCCGCTTGATCAGGAAGAACTCCCCGCATTCACATTCCTGGCGCTTGGCCAACTGGCAAAGCTCGTGAAACGTGAGTTTGCCGGAGATGTCGGCTTGGTCGGCCCATCTTTTGAATGCGTCTTCAATCTTCGAGCGTATGGTTCTGTTTCCATCTTCGCCAGGCAGGGCATGGGATTGCAGGACGTAACCCTGGCCAACAGTCAGGGCCACCAGCACGTCAATGGCGCGGCCAAAATATGGGAAGTCTCGGACCAGCTGCCGAACACGGCTTCTGACCTGGGGGGAACTGGTACGAATTTCTGTGTTGGCGTCGGAGTCGATAGGGCTCCAGCCTCCGACGCTGGTCTTTGCGGCCGCGTATTGGCGCTTTCCATGGATCAATTCCCGGGCCGCCATTCTTGAAATTTGAGCACGAGGGTTGAAGACGCCAACCAGACTGTCCACTACTTGCCCGATCATGACGCGCTCCTGGCGTAGGTTCTACCCATGGGCCGGGTGGACAGATTTTCCATATTCGCCCGGTGTTCGACTTCCTGGAGCAGGGCCATGAATTCGGCTGCGCTGCGGAATTCACGGGTAACTCCGTCGACGGTATAGCTCCGCGTGATCCAGTTTCCGGAAGCAAGATCGTTCTTGAGCTGTACAAGCAGGTCGCTCCAAGAGGTGAAGGCCATAAAAGTTTCTCCTTTGATGGGAATCTCTTACGGCCCTCTTTTTTGGGAAAAGGCTAATTTTGCGCGGTTTGAACTAGGAAGGGTGTTAAATTACCATCTTTCTTGCTTTGTTGCGATTGACAGTTTTTTGCGCTTCCGAGGCGGGGGCGCTGTTGCTGCCAGCGCGGCGCGCCTGGACATGTCGATTCTATCCCTTTTCCACTGGTCAATCATTTCTTTGTCTGACTCCCAGACGTGCCCCAGCTTTGCCGCCGGAAAACCTTCGTTTCTGATCCAATCCTGGACCGTCGCCTTGCTTCGCCTGGCGTACTGGGCAATTTCCTCAAGGCCGGAAAGGTTCGTGCTGGGCCTGGTGGACTCGGCCTTAGCCGTGGGTCTGCTACTCGCTGCTACCATAGGTTGTTTCTCCTCGTTGCTACTACGGGCTTCGGGTTGGGTTGTATGATTTGCTCTTGTGGTTGATGCCAATAGCGGACGCCAAGCAGCTCGGCTGCCGCTAGGCCATAAACGCTGCAGTCCCAAAGGTCGCAACGCTTATGTCCGGGCTGTCTCCAGATACCGCGTTCGTCTTGGTATTCTGCGCTCATGTGCTTGATGAAGTCTGCGCTTGGATCCTTGTGCAGGGTCATGCCGCCGGGATTTCCGGCACCGACGGCCAGCTTTCCGGATAGAAGCGTCTTGAAGTGGTTCGTGTCCACCCTGATCAGCTGTAGACCGCCGGGGACTGGGTACTGTTTGCCGTCGCGGCCGGGGATCTTGTCCAGCATGGAAGACGCCCATGGAGTGCCGCTCAGACGCTGCTCGCCCTTAAGTGGCCTGCTATGTGGGCGCTGTCTGCACCAGTCGTAGACTTCTGCCGTGCGGTGACCCTGACTGTCGATCAACGCCAACCGCACGGGGTGACTTCGCCCGTCATGGTCTTGGTAGTGGGCCGCCCACAATACGGAGTCCAGCACCTGCAGATCCGGGGCGAAGCCTTCTCGCACCAGGTGACCGGTCAGCTCCTGACCCCATGCCCAAATGGTGAACCAAAAGCCTGTGTCCTGGGTGTCAACGCCTGCAGTCAAGGCCACGGTGTCTGAGGGGACAACGCCTGCAGGAAGGTCCACCTCAAGCGCCAGGATGGCTTCCGGTTCTTTGGCGGACTGCTGCCGGTCTTCCCAAGGTTCGGCCAAGCTGCTGTTGACGAAGTTGTGCAGGCTGCCGGTGTTTCCTTGTTTGGCTTCTTTGGTGGCCCGTATGAACTTAACGGCCAAGCTGCCCCATGTGGTCCAGGGGGAATAGAGCTCCGACAAGTGGTAACTGATTCGGTCCGCCGGAGCAGCAGGGTTGCCAGGGATCCATTGTCCGGCCTCCAGCATGGCGGACTTGTGGCGCTCGGTGATTATGCCTTGGCAGTGTGGGCACTCCAGCCATGTCTGATCCAGCACAACTTTGGCGTCCTGGTCTTCAGTCCACTTGACCTGTTGCCATTGCAGCACAAAAAGCGCTCCGCAGTGTGGGCAAGGTACGTGATAGCGCCGCTGGTCTCCGGACTCGAAAGCCTTCCAGATCGGACCGCGGGCAATGGTTGGCGTGCTGGCCAGGATCGCTTTGTGGTTCCTGAAGGACTTCGTGCGCTCCATAGCCAGGCTCAATGCGTCGGCCTCTTTCTTGGATTCGTCCGGCCACTTGTCCACTTCGTCGGCCAATAGGTACCGGATAGGACGGCTGGCCAGCTGGGCAGGGTTACCAGCTCCCTGAAGATAGATGCTACAGTTATCCAGCCGCATTTCCGCCGCTGAAAAGTCGAACCTGTCCCCAGTCTTGTGCTTGGCAAGGGCTGCGCAATCTTCAAGCAAGGGCTGCAGGCGGTTCTTGCTGAAGCTCCTGGCCGCATCCATGGAGCTTTGCACCAGCAGGACTGGGCCGGGATCCTGGTCAACGGCATAACCCAGCATGACGAGCATGGTCATGGTTTTTGAACTCTGTGCCGACCAGCACAAGCTGATCTGTCGTATTGCGGGATCCTTGAATGCTTCCAACACATCCCGGACGTATGGCGTCTGCTCGGTGCTGTAGCGACCGGGAAAAGCTGTGGCGCGGTTGGACAGTTCAAGATTGGCCTCCGCCCATTGCCACGGGTTCAGATTCGCCGGAGGCTTCCAGGCCTCCATCCATAGGGGCGTCAATGTCGGATGAAAGTTTTGCGAGAGCACTTTGGATTTCCTCTTCCAGTTTCTGCTGGATCTTTGGCCAAGGCTGCCCCTCCAGTTGAGGAGCAAGCTTACCGGGAAGATTGGTCAGCGTGGCCTTGGCGCTGATGATCTGTCGAAACAGCCAGGTCTTCACTTCGTCCTTGGCCAGGAGCTCACGGCGCTCCCTCTGAAGATCCAGCAGGTTTTTTTCTGCCTTCCGAAGCAGTTCAACGGACTGGCTGTAGCTTTTGAAGGTCTGTGGAGACGGTTCGTCCATCCACTTTTGATAGCCAAGGACCTCTGATTGACGAAGGCGGACAAGGGCGGCATCGAGACCTACGTCTCCACAGGTTTCGAAGGCTCGGGATAGGTCGCTCATGCTCGCGGGCGCGGACCCTGGCTTTGCCTCGGGAACTGAAAGGGCGGGATTAACCAGCTGCCAGTGATCGCGGGCATAATCCAGGGCGGCATCCATGGGGAATTCCCCGGCGTCGTTGGTCCGGATTCTCCCGGCCTTGGCGTGCCGGTAGACCGTTGCCCTGGTGCAGTTCCAGCCCTTGGAGAGTAGAAACTGAAAAAGCCGGTTGTAATTGGGCAACGCAGCACCAGACGCCACATTTTCTGGAACTTGAATCATAAGTTGCTGCATTTGCATCATTTCTTGTCTCAATTTTGTTTCAAAGTGTTGCATGGCGAGACATCGGGCACATAGCGACCCCTGTCAGCTCCGGTCTGGGAAAGGACCCGCGATGCCTCGCCGTGCTGATCACGACTCAGCCATTTGGTTGTCATACTCTTGCAGTCGCTGAGCCTGTCGCCGCCTGCGTCTGGCCCTGGCCGCCATGACAATGGTGGGCTCGGCCTTGACGCCCCGCCCTGTCTGCTCCCCCTGCGCCATGGCTGGTTGGTGCTTCGGGTTGATAGAGCCAAGACGGTTAATGGGAAAGGGGCTTGGATCCCTTCCGAGGTAAGGATTGATAGAGCCGATACGGGCCACGGGGAAAGGAGCCCGGTCTCTTCCTAGGTAAGGGTTTGCTTTTATACTATTCATGGCGGCCTCCTACTGTCTGGCCTTGCGTTTAAAGATCGTGACGTGTGCCCGGACTAGGTCGGCAGCATCTTGGATCCTGTGCTCCAGGTCCTGGACTGTGCCAAGAGCCGCGCGCGGATCAGTGGCCAAGGTGTCCCTGCAGTACTGCACTAACTTGTCCAGTTCGGCGGTGGCCTCGTTGATCCCTGCCTGAAGCTCCGTGAAAGGCTGCGTGGTCGTTACGTTCATGGCGTTCTCCTCTTCCTATTCGCTTTGGGGTGGCATTTCGAACAGATATTCAATCCATAGTCGCTAACCCAGAATTCCCGATGACCGAGAGGGCAGGTCCATTCCGGAGTTCTCCCTGTATCCGCGCCCGACATTTCAGGGTTGCCCGACAACTCACTTGGGCATGTCGGGCCGCTATAACCATTGGGGGGCCTTTGCTCGCCCGACATGCCCGACATGCCCGACATATTTTCTAAGAGAGAAGAATTATAAACATCTTGGAGACAAGCCTCTTCTGGAGACTCAACCACGGTGGAATAAAAACATACCTCCCCTGTTTCTAAGTCGGGCATGTCGGGCATGTCGGGCTGGATCTTGCTGGCCGTTGCTTCCTGCTGCCCTGCTTCTTCTTTTTGCATGTCGGGCATGTCGGGCATGTCGGGCGGGGCCATGTCTTCCACCAAGTGAAGAAGACGGGCAAAATCAATCATGGCGCTGCCTCCTCGGTCCACAACGCAATGCGGACCACGTATGCCCGCACTCTTCCGAGATCGGGAAGGGATACCTTTTGCGTCAGGTTGCGGGCGTCGTTGCGAACCATGAGCCCAGCACGATCTAAAGCCCTGGCGGCTTGTTGCGGGTTCCGCCCCCTGAAAATTTCTGCCCACTGCTCTTTGGTAAAAATAAAATGTTCTTGGCCATTCATCGTCCGCCGGAATCCAGCCCGCTCCAGTATGCGAACATTTGCGCCCACAGTAATGGTGTCATCTGCACCCATGCCAATTTCTTGGAATCGCGAAGCCCCATAGGTTGCCACATATCCCCGGATCGTTGCCAACGCTTGCATGTCTTCACTGTCGCCCGTGCCGCCGCGAGCCAGCAGCCAGGCATCCAAGCATTTCTTGGCGGCCCGCAAACACTCCCCCTCGGGCCATGGAGCAAGTCCATTCTGTGCAGCTAATTCCCCGGCAAGGCCTATCAGCGCGAAGCGTTCAGCGACTCTAACCACTTGGCCTGACTCTGCTCCGGCTGCCCATCGCTCCGCTGTTTTTCGTGTAACAGCCCGCAACTCACGGACCTTCTCTTGGTGATTTGCCAATAGATCCAGCCAAGCACGACCCAATGTTCCGTGGTACTCAGCGCAGGACGACTTGATCAAATCCGAAAATTGCGCGGCTGAGGATTGACCATGTAGATTCTCCCATGCGCCCCAGTCCTGGCCAGCGTCCGCAGGAACGTCCACAAGACGCACCTCCTGCCCTGCCCGTGGTTTCTGTCCGGCCTCTGCAAGCCTGTCTGTCAGTGTCGGTTCTCCTGAAGATAAAACCATAATCGTCCATCTCCGGGAGCTTTTAGCGCTCCCGTCAACATCCGCCCTGACTTTTCCGCAACCATTCATCAGCAGATAGGAAGCCTCTCCAAGCGCCTTGGGGTCCGCCTGCCCCACCTCATCCAGCACCAAGAGGGTGTCCGTATGTACCGACGCCACCCCTTCCAAACCGTTGGTTGTCGCCCGCCATGTACGTAGACCTTCAGGTCCGCCCCATACGGACCACCCGACTCGGATCAAGGTCGTCTTTCCGCACGAACTATGTCCATAAAAATGAATCGCGCCGGAATCCATGCCAACAAGAGCCAATAGCGGCCCGGCCAAGGACGCAGAAACAGAAAACAGCAGGCGGCTATTGCCACAACACCACTTGCCCAAGGTCTGTTTCCACGCCTCAAGGTCTCCGGCTTGGCGGTAGGGGTTTTCTGCACCAGCTGCTTGAAGCACCAACATTTCCGGGTATGTTCCAAAAGATTGGTCAGGAAGGACAAAGCATTCATAATGCCAGCCGGTGCGAGGTACGCAACGCGCCCGTCTTGCGGGTGCAACGGTGGCTAAGAGTTGGGAAAACATGGCGCGAGCCTGTTTACCAGGTGCACCAATATACCCCCCAGCAGCTAGTAGGGCTAAGACTTGCCGGGGTTCAAGAAGCATCGAATAGGGGATTGCAACTCGATGGGTGTTCCCATCGGGGTCCTCCCACTCAAGCAGAAGCCCCCACGCCTCGCTCTGCCCATCCCTGGTACGGGCAAGGATTCGGAGAGGTGGCCCAATCCAAATGGGCGGGTTGGGATTGCCGTCCTTATCTTCCCCTGGTTGGGTAAAAAAAAGCCCTCGCTCGCTGAGCCTGAAGCCCGCCGGGAGCTGGTCTTGGCTTATTGCCGGGGTAGTCTTCGCGCTTGGATTCTTGGCCGCCAAAATACGCTCGGAAGTGATTTCAGGGCCGTGCTTATCCCATAGGTCCCAGATATCGGCCTTGCAGTCTAAGCCCGGAAGGGCCACCCTGCCCCCTATGGCCTGAGCTGCGGCCACGGCGGATTCCACGCCAGGATTGTTCATGCCCTGACCCCGCCCTGGTCGTCGTCGGCAAGAAAAATAATATCTGCGTTCGGTCCTGCGATGTTACGCACAATCCTGCCCACAGTAAGAAGGTTCCCGGCGTCAATGGCCATGACACCAGGCAGCTTCGTGGCCAGGCACCCCGCTGCGACGGTAGCCAGGCCCTCTCCAATCAGGACTCGCTCTGCATCTCTGATTTTCCCGAAAGGAAAAAAACAGCCTCGCTTTTTACCACCGGCCAAAAGGTCCTTGGATCCATCCGAATTGATGGCCTGTAATGTGCGGATCTGGCCGTCTTCATCGTACAGGGGGACCAAGATGGCGTCTGGCCATTTTCGCTGAGGCCACTTTCCGCGCCGGATAGATTCCGGAAAAGGAAGTTTCTTCTTTTGAGCGTAAGGATGCCCGGCCGGATCCAGTCGGGCATCCTGATAAATGGTATTGGCCTTGATCGACGCCAAAGCCTGGCGTGTTGATTTGGCGGATTCTCTGGCCTGGCGGTCCTTTTCGATGCGCTCCTGGAGGGCCGCTCGCTCTTCGTCTGTCATCCCGGATCGAGCCAAAGGGGTCCATGTTTCCATCTCCCCAGTCACGTGATTCTGACACCAAATCGATGTGGGCGGATCTAGGTGGATGATATACGCGCCGTCTCGCCGTCCAGGCTTACCGACAACGGCACACCTGGTAAGTGTCCCATCTGTGATGGGCTGGTCGAGTTCCAGACCCATGCGCGTGGCAAAGTCGAGCATTGCCGCCAAAACATCCTGATTAGCGGTAAATGCGCCGTTGTTGCGCTTGTCCTCTGAAACGGGAATGGGCATATATAGTTCACCTCTTTGATAGGAAGGTCGTCGGGTCTGGGCAACTTGGCGAAAGGTTAAGGTTCCTTCGTTGTGTGCACCCCTTCAAGCTAGCTTCTCCATCTTGAAGGGGTGCTTTTTTTTGTTCCCGCCTTCACTGTCGAATCTCCGTTCTACTGTCCGCCCATTCAACCAGCGTGCGCAATTGATAAAAAACCCTCCGAGCATGGCGAACGTATTCAGGCCCGCCGCCCTTGCATCGAAGAGTCTCCAGATAGGAAGGACGAAGCCTCAGGATCCCGGCGGCCTCTTTGGTGGTCACGAGTCCGTCAGGATATCGCGGAGTGTGAGCGTCAAGTATAGCTTGCCCAACTGGTCCAAGGTTTTTGTTCATACCTCTACCCCCAAAAACTCTTCGAGCGAATATACTTCCCGAGCGAGTTCATCGACTTGATCTTGAAGAGCTCCAAAGTGCGACGTTGGACGCATGTTTTCTTTGCCGTATGAATTTAAAATGCCTATTGTCTCTGCGCACTTCATTATTTTTCTTGCTGCCATCTCCAATCTGGACTCAAGTATGGCAATTCTAAGTTCCTCAGCAGTTGTTATCTTCTTGGTGCTCATGCTGCATTCCTCTTCGGGCGTTGAAGTTCATCCCTGATTATTCCTGATTGTGAAGCCATTTTTTGGCTCACCAGCCCTGTCAGCATTGAAATGCACTCATAGCTCACGAAGTCGACTGTCTCTTGTTTCGTTAGCAGCTCCAAAGCCTCAATAGCGGTGTCGATTGCGTCCAAGGCCTCTTCAGCTCTGTTCATGCCTCCCTCCTGGGTGCTTCGGTTAAAATGATGTGTGGTCGACCATTCAAAATGACTCCTCGGACTCGCGGCGCGTGTTGCCGCAACAGCTCACTCCAGACGCCAGCAGTCAGGGGCAGCGGTGTGGGTTTTCGCGGCTTCATTGCCGCCCCGCCCGTCGCCGATCCTTTTCCTTGGCAGCCAATTGTTCCCAGTGGAGAGCGATTCCCGCGAACCTGACTAAGTCGTCGTTCTCCAAGTCGTGCAGATCGTCCCTGGTCATGGAGCGATCGAAAGCCTCGATCAGTGCGATAGCCACTGGCCGCGCTCGGCGGGCCTGAGTCGTGTCGTCTGTCATGATGCCCGCCTCCTTTTGTCGGCCGCCTTCTGAGGTGTCCCTTCGTTCAGTAAACGCCGGATATCACGCACCCTCCAGGCGCTTGTCCGCCCCAGCTTGACGGGTGCCGGGAAAGTCCCTTCCGCCACACCTGACCACCACGCCGACTTGCCCAACGGGATCAGGCTTTCGAATTCGGAAAACCGAAGCAGCGCCTCATCTGGCAAGTCTGAAAAACTTACTCCCCTGATTTCAGTCATGTTTGCCCCTCCTGGGTTTTGACTGTTCCAGCCTGTGTGAGCATGTTCTAATTTTTTAGAACTGACTAGTCAAGCTTGTTCTGTTATTTTTGAACAAAATGGAGATTAACCAAAAGATGAAAAGTCTCATTCCCTCACTCATGGAAGCCAAAGGGCTTACCGTCCGGGCCTTATGTGAACGAGCAGGCCTTTCCATTCAGACCGTTATGACCGCCCGCGCTTGCGGCAAAAAAGGAATCTGCAAGTCAAGCATGGACACTCTCGCGAAAATTTCGAATCAGTTGGGTGTATCCGTTGGAGATCTTTTTACCGACTGGCCCGATCCTGACTGTGAAAGGCTGGACTGTCGTTCTCGGTGCCCATTCAAGTCCTCAGAATAAAAAAAACCCGTCGGCCAAAAAATGGACCAGACGGGTATTATGAACCTTATTCAGGTTGAGTTGGGCAAGTTAAAAATGCGGGGACTGAAACCCTCCCACAATGGCTATTTAATAGTAACCAACTAATATAAATTATTTTTCTCTAATAATTTATATTCCAAGATATGCTTTCTCGTTAATATATTTATCGAGTTCTCGGTTAAGGAATTCGCTTTGAATCGGATCAGCCTCTGCAAGTCCAGCCATTGTTCTGTCAATTTCAAACATTTCAAGAAGTTTATAAAAGTTTGATGGCAACCATCCGTCTATTCCATGTTTTTTCCTAAGCATATAGTGCTCATAACTGAAGGCAAGAAAAGTTCTTATAATATCGTCATCTGATGGTTGAATTTTGTTGCAGAACTTATTGCTGAATATTAAACTTTTTATCATTACAAATGACGCAAGAAAATGAAGAACAGGCTTAAATTCAGTATGTATTTTTTTTGAATGAGAAATTGGAAGTTTATAACTATTAAATATAATACTCCAAAATTTCTTCATGCTTTCATTGTTCACAATGTAGTGAGCAAATTTAGCGGATTTTCCTTTTTTATGTGATTGATTTGGGAATGACTGATAGCATACATGCTGCGTCCTAGCGATAATTCCTGCAACTATAGCTTGTTTAGTAAAAATTTCACATTTTTGAATATACTTCCACCAGAATTTACACCTAGTCAAATATTCGCTTTTTTGATCGGTCATAGAAAAAAAAGTAAGCCCTCTCGATATTTCATTATTGGGAAATAACATAGTGGCTGCAATCTCTGGTAGTGCGCAAAGATACTCATTTTCTTGTTGTAAGAAAATTAAAAAATCTTGAGGGCTTCTTCCTGGGCGGCGTCTCCCGGGTAAAAAAAGCCCGCTGTCCTCGTCTTTCTCTATCATTTCGACGCCAATCCACTTCAATGTTTCTTCTAATTCAGGAATAGAATGTTTCATTTGATTTGGCTCATTCTTGCCTTTCCTTTAGGTGCTGCAGATAATCCGCCCACGCCTGCATCATCCGCCGACGCTCTTCCATGAACTCTGCCTTGTTATAGACCGCGCGTACCTTGTTTTGCTCCACATGGGCAAGCTGTCGTTCGATGGCGTCTGACGACCACCCTTGTTCGTTCAGGATCGTGCTGGCCATGTGCCGGAAGCCATGGGGCACAATGTCCTCGTTGGAATAGCCAAGCCGTCGCAAAGCGCTACGCACCGTGTTTTCGCTCATGGGTCCACCCGAGTTTCCCCTTGCGGGGAAGACGTAACGGCCCCGGCCGGAAAGGGCCTGTGTTTCCTTCAGGATCTCGACGGCCTGACGCGGAAGTGGCGTGATGTGGTCAGGCCGCTTCCGCGCCTTCTGACCCTTCATTTTTTCACCGTTGATCCGCCACGAAGCGCCCTCAAGGTCAATGTCCGCCCATTCGGCTTGCCGCAAATTGCCCGGCCTCAGAAACACTATGGGTGAAAGGCGCAAGGCCTGCCTGGTGATGAAAAAGCCGGGGTAATTGTCCATGTCCCGCAGGAGTTTGCCTATCTTGGCCGGATCCACAATCGTGGGAAAATTTCGCGGGATCGGCGGAGCGATGGCTCCCCGAAGGTCGGCTGTAATATCCCTTTGCGCCCGCCCTGTGGCCACGGCGTAACGCCAAACCTGACCACAGATTTGCTTTGTCCGCCGGGCAAGCTCCAGGTGTCCCCGTGCCTCGATTCGCCGCAGGCAAGCAAGCAGCTCCTGGGGCTCAACGTCCTTAATGGCACGCGGCCCGATCTTAGAAAAGATATTCGTCTCCATTCGATATATGACAGTGACGGCGTGCTCGGGTGTCCATTGGCTCTTGAACTTCTCAAACCACTCACGGCCGATGATCTCCACCGTTTCTTTGGTTTGAGCCCTGTCCTCAGCTTTTCGTGCCTTACGCTCCTGGGATGGATCGATGCCTTCCAGGAGTAGAAGTCTGAATTCACGCGCCTTGTCCCTGGCATCCTTAAGGCTGACATCCGGGTAAAGCCCGAGAGAAAGGCGGTTCTCTTTGTAGCGGATGGTGTACTTGAATCGCCACCGCTTAGACGTGGCAGTGACCTCCAGATAAAGCCCGTTTCCATCGTAAAGCTTATAGCTCTTGCGGCCGTCTAAAGGGGAAGGGGCACTTTTGATTTGGGCATTGGTAAGCATCGCAAAACCTCCATGGTTGCGTTCGGCTTTAAGACCAAGTTGCCCCGGCCAATTGGCTCAAAATGTATGGGATTGGTGAACCCACGTCCCTAGGGGCAACTTCCCGGCGATAAAGACCGCCGAAAAACTGGTTGCCCTGATCGTTGCCCCACTAAAATTTGGATTGCAAAGAAATGGAGTAAAACAAAGTGAACCCAACAAAACGAATAAACCCCGGTTTTCCTTGGATTTAGGAAAGCCGGGGCTTGCTCTGGAATATGAAATGGCGGAGAGGGTGGGATTCGAACCCACGTACCGGGGATTAGCCGGTAACTCGATTTCGAGTCGAGCGC